ATCTGACCTATTTTAATCAGAAACGCCTCGCGCTCTTTGTTATCAGCCATGATTAACTCCAATCGGATAGAACGCTGATTGATACTTCACCGGATAGCAGATCGCCCGCTACTCCGGTCAAGACTGCGGGTGCACTAAATGTGCCAATGGAATAAGCGATGCTGGATGCCTCTAACTTATTGACTATGTTTAGGTAGTAATCCTCAATGTTTATCAAGTTACCCTGATTATCAAACATAGGTGCTAATACTACCAACTTAAAGTTTACTTTTGGCTTAACTGTTTTGTAATGATCGTTAGACGGCTCAATGTATGGATCGCCAGGCTGCACTACGATTGAGTTAGCTAGGGGAGTGGCAGGTGGAAAAGAGAACACCTGCCACGCCGCATTATCAGCTAGCGCAGTCGCGATGGTTCCACGTAGGGTAGAGATAGCAGACATTACCCGACTTGACCGCCCGGGGCTAGGTGATCCGCAAGCAACCCACGCACGCGAGCCATGAGGGTATTACCCATCCGGTATGGCGAGGGTTGAAAGTCAGGTGAAATACCGCCCGCGTTTGAAGCTTGGCGAGCTTGCCATATATCTACTGCAATCATTAGGGAAGCCTGATTAACTTCAGGCAAAGTTTCATAATCTATATTTGAGGCGGCATAAACACGCCCATAAGGTATTACCTGGTGGTAGGGCTCTGTGACTGCCGTACCTAAATCAAAAGTTATGGAGTGACCATTAACAGCGGTTAGGGTTTTGCTGCCATTAAAATGCTGGCGAACGTTTTCTATTGTGACTGTTTGGCCTACGTAAAATTGGTCGGCTGTTGTTGGTAAAAACACTTTGCCGTAAGACCCAAAACCTTCTAAAGCAACAACAGGCTGATCGTTGAACCAAAGCTTATCTTTGACTATGTTCTCAGCGGCTTGACACACGCTTTCAAGTGTTGCATCTGTGTAGAGGCTGCCAATTCCAAGCGCAGCGCGAAGCTGAGCGACTGTTACGTATATGGCTGGCATTTTTACCTCTCTTTATGTTAGCCCCGGCGCAAGGGCTGTGCGCCGGGGTAACCTTAACGATCTATCTAGTTAGATCAGGACTTGTTGAACCAGTTTGCACCGGCAGCGACTTTGGTAGCAAGTGCGCCAAAGCCATAGTAACCAAGATCCACAGTTCCATCGCTGTTTACGTTGGTACGTAGCTGGAAGCGTGGTGACTCGTACCATGTGTATGCATCTGGATTGATAACTGCCATTGAGTAATCAGCAGTTCCATCTCCACCGGTTCCGGTGAAGTTGCGTGATACGTATAGATCCAAACCTGCAACAGTTCCGCGCAGGCTTTGTGGGCTTACTGATCCACCTGCGTTTTGTGGCTGTGCTGCGTTGTAGATTGGGCGGCCTGAATCGTTGTAACCCATGATGTTAGCCCATTGTTCTGGAGTTACCAATAGGTTGCGAGCGAAGCCCAAAGATGCGGTGTAAACCGCTGCGGCTGCGCTTGAAACGTATGCAAGGATACCGGTGTTTGTGTTTGCTTGTGCTGTTGCGTTTAGAGTACCTGCACCTTGAATTGCAGTAGCAACGTAGCTGTCGGTTTCCTTAGCGTATGCAAACTCCATCTGGCGTACAAGCTCATCAAAAAATGTAGGAGATGAGCGCTCTATTAGCTCTACTGTGGTAATTGAACGGCCCTTGAAAGGCTTTACATTTACTGTAATGTATGAAGCAGTTAGCTGTGTATCTGTGACTGCTTGGTTTTCATCGATCTGATCAACAGTTGGAACAGCGGTAATTTTAGGGATTTCAAAAGTCATACCTGCATCTGGCAAGGTACCGCGTGAAATCGCATCGATAACGCCACGATCAGCATTTGATAGAGGGTTTACTACCTCTGTTAGCTGACGTGTTGGAATCATGCCCGGTGCTGTTGTTGTTTCGTTATCTGCAGCCTTTACGTAAAATGCTGCATCCTCGTCACCGAGGAACTTAGCGCGTAGAGTGTTTTCTAGGTACTTAGCCTTAGTAAACTCTAGGCGTGGCTTTGTGTAAATTGGTGCTGACACAGTTGGGCGAGCAGCCTCTACCGCAGGGGTTTCGACCACAGGCTCAACGGTTGCGGTGTCTGGAGTATTCTCCACGACTGCCTCGCTTTCGTTTTGGTTAGGTGTTTCTACGACTTCATCCTCAGAAGCCGCAACGTTCAGAACCTCAGCACTCTTAAATGCTGCTGCCTGAACAAGACTTGTTTCATATAGCTTGCTTGCTAAAACTTTGATAACTCCACCATCACGCTTGCTATCAATTACTTCAACGCCTACGGATAAGCCGCTGCGTAGTTGCTCTGATGCTTCAATAAGCGCATCGCTGCCGCGTGAGGTGTTAGCTACTTTGAAAGTTGCGTAAATACCTTCATCGGTTTCCTCAAAAGAAACCATACGGCCTAAAGGCTTTTTTGCATCATGCTCTAATAATAGTTTTGGTTTTGGGTTGCTAGGAATCTCAATAGATCCTTTTTCAAATACTACTTTGCCAGCCGAGGTATATCCGATTTCATTACCAAACGGCACGATTTTGCCGGTGATAGTGCGTTCCTCAGCGTTGCAAGTAATATCGTTAGAGAACGTTAGGCGCATCGCTGTCCGATCCATTAGGTGATAGGTTTTCCATTTCCATAGCTTGCTCAACAGTAATCAAACCTAGAGTAAGCATTTTTTCAATGACAGCGAGGCGTTCTAAAGCATTAACAGCTAAGAAAGCATCCTCAACGTCAAACTTAACAATGTTTCCACGCGCAGTAATATCATCCATCGATAAACGATCCTCGATAGCGTGGATGTATGGCGCAAGTGATAATGAAACGAATTGTCTGCGCTCATCTTGAACGTTTGCATAAGTCATGCTGTTGTTCATGTCTGCGCTAATGTAATAAGCTGGCACGTTCATTAAACGCGCTATTTGTGTAGACATGTTTTGAATTAAATCAACATAACCCATGTCTTTAGGTGAATAAGAAGTCGGTACGTAATCCAACGTACTTGTGAGATATGCAGTTGAGCGTTGCGCACGTGCCGACTTCCAAGCAGCAAGTATAGCGTCTACTTCTTCCTTGCTTAAATCTGCGCCTGTGTTTTTTATTACTCCGCTAGGCATTGGAGTTGCAGTTGCTACCGATGTAGCTTTATCTAAATCAATCGCTGCGCGTAATGTTCTGGCACCGCGAGCTAATACGCCTTCATCTAATCCCTGAAATGTAATTAGTGATCCTAGACCACTCATAGGCACTTGCTTGCCATCTACGTAATAACGTGTGATGTATTCGCTTACTGGATCTGTGTCAAATGAAACGCGACCCGGTGCAATCCACTCAAAACGAGCAGGGCGGCCATCATCAAAATAAACTTCAGTAACGCGCCAATACGCAACACCATAAAATAATAAGCTGTCTACAGTCCAAGCAATAGTTACGCTGCGCGGTTGAGCTGTTGAAGGTTGCTCTAACCATAAAGGTTTACCAAGTTTTTCGCCAGTAGTTTTCTTAAATAACTCTAATGGAAAAGTGGCGATTGTGCCCGCTAAAAGGTTTCTGCACCTAGATACGGCGGGAACGCTAATAGCTTCTTCGCGACCTACCGCGGTAACAGCTATTGGTAAAAAGTAATTGAAAGAATCGGTCATTAATTGAGGCGCGTTCTGCGCTTCAATTTTTTGACCACGAAAACGATCTAAAAGACCCATCGGTATATGTTAGCACACAAATCGGACATTTTAGACATAGATTTGGGGTTTTGATTGAGGCTTTAGTAGTTGGTGTGTCACCATCGCTAGAGCGATAGCAGCTGACACGTCACCGGCTGATTTACGGCGCACTATGCGCCATCCCGCATCGTTTTCCTTAGCCGCGCAGTTATTCATAGAGTTTACGAGGCTATCCTGCCCTGAGTGAACCAATCGCTCGTTTACTATGGCATCTAATAAATCGCTACATGCCTGATAGAACACCTGACCGCTCATATCCTGTATTTTGTAGCCAGTCTGCGCTAAACGCTCAGCCACGCTCATGCTTGTGTATTTATCAAAGCATATTAGGCGCGGTTTATATTGTTTAGCCCATTCAGCGATTTCTACGGCCATTTTCAGCTCATCTATGGCTACCTGGCTCTCAAACTGCGCCACTACGCCAACGCCGACCTTGCCATCATCCATTAATTGACCTGCAACCAATGAGGCTTGCTTTTTAGTCACAGATATATCCATACCAAAGATTGTTAAGCGGCCTGGCTCTAGTTTTAGATCCTGCACAGTTAAATCCTCAAATGCGCGGTAAGGCCACGGCGATTTAAGCGCGCTCACCCATTGACAAAGCGTTTCTGTGCGGCTGGCTTCAGGTGTAGAGGTTGCAATAGCTTCAGCGATAGTTTCCTCATCGACTATATACCCCAATGCAGGGTTAGCCTGATACCAAGCGTTCTTATCTGTCAGTTTGCTAAAGTCATCCGCTGAATACTCCCAATAACCTAAGCTTTTAGGTGGATAGCTCAATGCGCGCTCGCGCAGGTTGTTTAACACGTGACTAAAGGCATCACCAGCGTTAGAGGTAAGTAATATCTGACTATTAGGCCTAGCGCGTGTAACCGGCTTAGCAGCTGTCCAGGCTTCATCGCTGATTTCGCGTAACTCATCCACAAATAACAGATCCGCGGTCTTACCACGGCTACCATCTCTTGTTGCCGCGACTATCTCGTATCGAGCCCCCGATATGAGCTCTATCGATTCCTGACCATTGGCCAC